TCATAGTTGTCGGAACGGGAGTGGATGTCAGGATTCCACAAGTCCACGCTCTACCTCCCGTTATCTGAGAATGGGCTGCCAGTCGTGGCGCGCCTCCACATCAAGTAAATTGACGACGTGCTGCTGCTGACGATCCCACGGAGTCAGAAACATATTGTTGGCATGGTGCCGATTGAAATTGGACATGCTCATTACGCGATCACGCGCGGCAAGTTCAAAGAACCACAAAGCCATAACCAAGTCGGTCTTTGCTTTCTTGTGCATGTCGGGTGACCACGTGACAAGTTGCTCGACAAGGGATTTGGCTGCCTCGGAAAACTGAGTGGACGGCAATTCAATCAGTTGCCGCTTATCTTCCCAGCCATTGAACAGTACCGTCATGGAGGCAACGCCAAACTCGGCGTCATGCTTATTGTTGCCGGTAAAGTGGGGGCGGATCACCGTCCCGCGCTGAGCGCAATAGTCGTTGATCTCCCGGTCGTGAACAAGAAAGCCCTGAAAGCCGTTCTTTTCAATTCGCCACTCGGCAATCCGGTACTTGTCCGTCCAGCCCATGATGAGTTCGCGCATTTCTTCCGGGCGCGTCCCTGCCTTATTGAAGACATCGAACACGTACCGTTTCTGCGTTTGCACATCCAGCCCACCAACTATTGCTGCGGTATGACCAGAAGTAGCAGGATCCAAACCTGCCAACACAATGAGGCCGTCATCGCCATTCGCGCGGCAGCCGTTCATGCCCCTGGGCATTTTGCCCGTCATGCGCGCACCGTTCACGCTGGACGCGACAGCCTGCGTGTCGAACACGGCATCATCGGACACCTGCGACTGCATGTACACCATCGACCACGTACGCGGCTGCATACGCGCTCGCTTCTTCGCCAGGCGCGGCCCGTCCCACTTGGGGAACAAACCGTCCTCGCCAGGCTCGGCGTCTTCAGCGCGAGCGCCAATTTCCGGACTGTTGGTCCGGGGCCACAGGGTCACCCAGTCTTTGGGCTTGTCAGCGAACTCGAGGACTGCCGGCATGGCCAGGTACGACCAAGGGGAGGACTCTTCGGGATACCGGTGGGGGTTGCGCAGTTCGAGGTATAGGTCTTTGGACGCGAGGCGCGTCCCGACGACGAGCAGGGAGCCGGAGGAACTCAGGCGCGAGATGACTTCGGACTGCAACCAGTCGATCTGCTTCTCGTATTCGTGCGCGTTCGTACCATCAACCACGTCGTCTAGCACGATGATGTCTGCCCTGGACCCGTACACGTGGCCTCGAACACCGAGTGCTTGGACGGTCGGGTCTTTTTCCCCGGAGTCTCGGGCGGCGCTGGACACGTAGATCATGTCCTGGGACCACGACTCTGATCCTGCGGCGTAGCCGCCGGGCGGGCCGTACCGGGCGTGCATGGCGGCATACCGGTCATGGGTGAGCCGTGACCGGATACCGAAAAGGAACTTGCGGGCCATCTGCTGGGTCTTGGACACGATGATGACGCGCACATTGGGATCCTTGGCGATCCGGTAGGTGATGTAGTTCATCGTGATCGTCGTGGACTTGGCGTGCTCGGGGGGCATGTTCACGATGCACAGATCCGGCTCGCCGGCCTCCCAGGTCATCGAGGGGTGCAGCCAGGACGGCTCGCGGCCCTCCATCATGTCCACCACGTTCTGAGCGTGGGGGAACACCTGGGCCCCCAGGTACTTCTCCGAAAACGCGGGGAAGTCCAGATCCTCGTCCAGTTCCCCCCGGATCCGCTCCGACACGTCCTGGCGGATGCGGTCCATCGAGACCGCAAACTCACGGTCATCTCGACGCCACGCCTCATACGCCTTCATCGAACGGCCGGCCACCCGCAAGGCCTCGGTTACCGTCCGCCCCCCCGACACCTGTTCAAGCACAATCTTCTTGGACTCAGCCACCGGGCGGCGGGCAGAGCCGGCTACGCCCTTCGGCATCCCACCTCCAAGACAAAAATCCCCAGCCTGTGGACAACGGGGGCTGGGGGATACGGGGTCAAGCGCGAAAGGACATGGGCATAGCCCACCCCGAGCGCGAGCAACAAGCGAGCGCCCAGGTCTCACTAGCCGTATAGGGGATATAGGGGAGCACCCTTTGAGGGGGCTCCCGGTCGAGCCCTCCCTAAGGGTCAGGCTCTCCCCATCGGCCCCTTGAAGGGGCCACAAGAGTACGGCGCTCTTCCTGGCGCGCGAGCGCCTAAATAGTTCTCACTATGAATAAGTGCGGGAAACCGGTCTGTCCCGCACAAGTAGGGGAAATTCCCAGCAAATTGGTACATAAAACCGGACAAATTGGTACAAAACCACCACATATAGGGGTCATCCAGTTAGCACAGAACCAGAGAGGGATATTTATACATATATAGATGTAAGTACTAAAAACGGGAGGGTCAAGCCTTGCCGGCGCTGCGTCTCGAGCACGTACCCCCCGGCAGGCTCATGGTGCCCATAGTCCGCCACCCGGCACGGGCCCCCCTCTCGACCCCCGGCACCCCCCTCCACCCCCTCCCCCTGTAGGTAGTGGGGGCAACCTTCCCCCCTTACGGGGTAGGACTGTCACCCCGCCGATGGCGGCAGGGCAGGGGATGGCGGGAGGCACCGCAACACTCCACGGGAGGGATGGCGGACGTAGGTCACGGTTTGGTAACGGTATCCGTGTCTTAGGGGCATCGGTTATTGACAGCCCACTGACAGTCCACTAGACATGTCCTAGCACACGGAGACGAGGGGCCACCGGCCAGGGATTCCCCGGAGTGCACGGACCTTGACAACTACAGAGTGGCACGGACCTAACGCCCGACACGTAGCGCGCCATGACCCCTTCACACGGGTTAGCGCGCACGGACCCGCCAGAGAGACGCCCCTCCGGGGAGCCGTCAGCGGGGGGAGAACCCACGGCGTAGGGGTAATGCAACACTCCACGGCACGCGATATCGGCGTGCCCGTGGGGGGGAGGGCCCGGACCCGCCGGACCCTGCCTCTCACGGAAGGAATGGACGATGAGCACGACGACATACCGCGAGATCCCGGCCCACCTACAGGCACGTACCCCGTTCCGGGGCAATAGTGCACGAGGGTGCCGCTACGGCTTGCATAGTGCGCCGGGGCCGGGACTACTGAATGACGAGGAGCGGCGGGCCTACGGCGAGGCAGTAGCCCTGGCCGACAGGGAGGGCCTGTACGTGGTCCTGTCCTACTCCACGCCCATCGCGTGGAAGGTGGGCGACCGGCCCACGTACGTGGTCGAGCAGCGATTCTCGCGGACGACAAGCCGCCAGCAGCACCTATGCCGCACCTATCTGTAGACCCCGGTCCGCTTGTGTCGGGCCCCGCTTGCCGGGGCCCGGTATTGGCCGACCGGCCAGCACGTGACACGGAAGGAATGGACGCATGACGTACACGTTGATAGTGGGGATCGGCCGGAATGTTCCCGGCGGGGGTCCCCTGAATTGGCTGGAATGGGGAGAATTCCGTACCCGCGTGACTGCCGCCATACGGGAGTCGGGGCACACGCCCCTATTCCGTGGCGAGGGCATCGGGGAATGGGAAGGGGAGTACGAGGACTCCTACACCGTGGTAGCCCTGCCGGATGGCGACGAGGCGAACCTAGACGCGCTGAAAGTCGCGCTTGAGGAATTGCGGAAGACGTACCGCCAGGAAGCCATCGCGGTCACGGTAGGCAGCACGACCCTTGTCGGCTAAGCAACACTCCACAGACCACCGCGCGCGGCGTGCGTGGCATCACTGGCACCTCACCGGGGGGAGGGGTGCCGGTGGTGGTGGGGGCCCGGAGATTCCGGACCCCTTCCATCACCGGAAGGAATGGACGCATGTTTACACGGTTCGAGACCCGTGAGCAGTGGCTCACGGAAGCCGTCGAGCAACTAGGACAGTTGTTCGAGGCGGCTACGGGGGAGACGGTTCCCCCGGTGAGAGTGTCGGTGGGCTGGCCCGGTGGCCGGTCGGCTGGCAAGGGCAACGCCGTCATTGGTCAGTGCTGGCACAAGGCGGCGGCCAAGGATGGCCGGGCCCATATCTTCGTGAGCCCGATCCTCGACGAGGCACCCCGTGTGCTCGACGTACTGGCGCACGAGTTGGTCCACGCCATCGACGAGAACGAGTCGGGGCACAAGGGCCGGTTCGCTCGACTGGCCAAGGCCATCGGGCTCACGGGCCCGATGACCGCCACGGTGGCAGGGGATGACCTGAAGGCGGACCTGACCCGGCTAGTGTCGTGGCGACTGGGCACCTACCCGCACGGGGCACTGGCCTCGACTGGCCGGATCGTGCGCACGGGACCGGATGGCCTGCCGATCCCCGGCCTACCCGGTGTACCCGGTGGGGGAGCGTCTCACCCTAAGCAGACGACACGGATGCTCAAGGCGGAGTGCCCGTGTGACGAGGCGGACCCGTACATCGTCCGCATTACCCGCAAGCAGTTCGACCGGGGCGCACCTAAGTGCGGCTTGTGTGGAGAGTCGATGTCCCTGGCGTAGCCGCTGAAGGTGGGGCCCCGCACGTCTAGCGGGGCCCCGCCTTGGGCAACTAGGCCCACGTGAAAGGGGAACGGCAATGACAAAGGAGCAGGTGATGGCGCTGAACGGTGCGCTGTGGCAGTTCTTTGACGTGCAAGGAATTGGCATCTCTGATGACGTGCTCGATGCGGCGGTGTCCGCCGTTGTCGGTGCAGTCGAGGGCGAGGACGAGGGGGACTGACGTGTGCCTACGCAATGAATGGTGCCGATGCAACTCATGCATTGGCAAGAAAGGAGAGGGGTGACATGGAAGGACTGAGGGTGGCGCTGAAAGTGGCCTGGATCCTCACCCTGTTCCTGTCCTGTATGGGACTGGCCGGATGGGTCGAGTTGTGGGGCTGATGCCCCGCCCCGACTGGCAGGCACCACGGTTCGAGCCCGTGGCGGGGACGCACGTTTACACACACCAACTACAGAAAGGAACGGGAGCATGACGTACATGCGCTACCTACGGAAGTCCCACGAGGTGATCGGCTTCACTGCCGACGCCGATATCTGGTGTCTGGACTGCGCCAAAGCCACCTACGGGGCAGATCCCGAGGGCGGGTTGCGGGAGGACGGTGAGGGGAACACAGTGCACCCGGTGTTTCTCGATCAGGCCATGGGTGACGAGGCGTGCGGTAAGTGCCACACGCAACTACCGGTGTAGGAAGGGAGAACGACAGTGAGCGACAACCGTAAGCGCGCCGCACGTGGGCGCGACATCGTGAAGAAGTATCAGGACATCCCCGGTATCGAGGAATCGTGGGAGACGGCGGCGCAGGATCTCATCACGGACATCCTGCACGCAATCAACGTCGATGGCCGCGAGTCGGCCGGTGCTCTAGTTGACAGGGCGGTAGACAACTACTTGGCAGAAGTGGACGAGGACGACGAGTGCACGTGCACTGACTGGGCCAGGAGTGCGGGGCACGACGACGACTGCCCGGAGGTCGAGGACACTCAGCAGTGCGAGTGCGAGTTGTGTTGCGCTCAAGGGCACTGCGGATGCGGCACCTGCAAGGAGCCCTGCACCTGCAAGGACGACATCACCCCCACGTGTGACGTGTGCGGCACGTCGGACGAGGCATCGGCAGAGTGGTGCGCCGAGTGCGGGTGCTGCAAGGCACACTGCCAGCAGTTCGAGGGTTGCCCACCGGAGGTGACGCCATGACCCTCAAGGAACAAGCCACCCTGCTCGGCCCCGCCCTACTGCGCACGGAGGGGATGCTCGTCCCCGTGGAAGTGAGCGACGTGCGCCTAGTGTTCGGACGCCTCGACGTGTACGTCCACCCCGCCGGCTTGCCTAAGAATGGGGGCAAGTGGATCGACAGGAACCGGGTCGTCGTGAACGTTCCCGATGACAGCGAACACTACGGGAGATGACATGACGACCTCGAGGATCAAGCGTGGCGCCGTGTTCACGTTGCCCATATGGAAACCTCGACGCAGGGGTGAGCGTATTCAGTTCGCCACTGTCACCCGAGTCGCTGGCTCGACCGTCTGGTACCAGATAGACGGCGGTGTTTACACGCACCGCACCTCTAAGCAGTGGCTCGAGCAGCACGAACACAACCCCAACAGCGTTTCTTCCTTGCTACTGCGAGGCGACCAAGGGAGCGGTGTTCGTTGATAAGCGGCCTAACCGAAAGGGTGCATCAAAGCCATGACCCACGACCCGCTGTGCCCCCGTACCAGTCACCCCAAGTTCTGCGAGGGCTGTACGCCACAATGTGGCACCTGCCAATGCGACCTTATCGCCAAGGTCAGGGCTGACGAGCAGCAGCAAGTAGCCAGACGGTTGACCGCATACCACGCCAAAGGCTGCATCGGAGGAACGAGCAACCTCGGGTGCGGGTGTGGCTTATGGATGGATGTGCTGACGTATTCGGTGGAGCAGCCATGACCCACGACCCAATCTGCATAGTTAATCGTCCCTCGTTCAAGGACTACACGGTGAAATTCTCTGGGATGAATGAACGAGAGTTCTGGTTCGCAAAGGACTCAGAATGCATCTTCTGCTA